TGATAGTGGTGCAACTGAATTAAAATATAAAAAATATAATAAACCTTTTATTGCTTTAATAGATAAAAGAATTGAGTTACAAAAACAATGGTTAGTATTTCCGTGGGAGCAAAAAGATGATGATACAGAAGAAACTGTAGAAGATAACATTACAAGACTTTTACAATATTTTGGCGAAGATGTTACAAGAGAGGGATTAAGAGATACTCCAAAAAGATATGTTAAATTCTTTAAAGAGTTTTTAAACCCACCTAAATGGAATTGCACATCGTTTGAGGGAGAGGGTTATGATGAAATGATAATACAAAAGAATATTCCTTTTCATTCTTTATGTGAGCATCATATAGCACCTTTCTTTGGCAAGGGCCATATTGCATATATTCCAAACAAAAAGATTGTCGGTTTATCTAAGTTAGCAAGAACATTAGAAACTTATTCAAGAAGATTACAAAATCAAGAAAGAATTACAACTCAGGTTGCTGAGTTCCTTTGGAATGAATTGGATCCAAAGGGTGTTGCTGTATCATTAACTGCAGTGCATATGTGTATGGAAATGAGAGGAGTAAAAAAACATAACACTCAAACGACAACAAATAAATTATTAGGCAAATTTAAAGATGATTCAGTAGTTAGAAATGAATTTTTAAGCTCAATTAGATGAACAAAACCGAACACAGTAAAAAAGCATTATTAGAAGCATTAGAAAAGAGCTTAGGGGTTGTAACAACAGCTTGTAAAAAAACTGAGATTGGAAGAACAACTTATTACGATTGGTATAATAATGATGATTCTTTTAAAAAGAAAGTTGATGATTTACAAAATGTTGCATTAGATTTTGCTGAGAGCCAACTGCATAAACAAATATCTGAAAACTCAACAGCTGCAACAATTTTTTATCTAAAAACAAAAGGCAAGAAAAGAGGCTACATTGAAAGACAAGAGATTACAGGAGCAGATGGTATGCCAACTAACTTTCAAATTGAGATAATTGATAAAACCGAAGATTCAGACTAATATTGTTTATAAGCATTTAGTAAATAGCAATAAAAAAATAATAGTTGAGCAAGGCGGAACTCGATCAGGCAAGACATATAATATTCTCCTTTATATAATATTTCATTATTGTATTAATAACCGAAATAAAATAATAACTATTTGTCGTAAAACATTTCCAAGTTTAAGAGCAACAGTATTAAGAGATTTTTTACAAATATTAAATCAACATCAAATATACAGAGAGGAGTTTCATAATAAATCAAATAGTGAATATAATTTATTTGGCAACTTAGTTGAATTTACTTCTTTAGATCAATCTCAAAAAATTAGAGGAAGAAAAAGAGATCTGCTTTTTATTAACGAAGGGAATGAATTATATATTGACGACTGGAGACAGTTAATATTTAGAACTCAAGAAAGAGTTATATTAGATTTTAATCCATCAGATGAATACCACTGGATCTACGATCAAGTTTTGACAAGAGAGGATTGCGATTTTTATAAAACTACTTATTTAGATAATCCTTTTTTAGAGGATATAATAAAACTTGAGATCGAAAGATTAAAAGAAACAGATGATCAATACTGGCAAATTTATGGTTTAGGTGAAAGAGCAACAAGCATCAATACAATTTTTAAATATGTTGAGATAAATAAAATACCAGATGATGCTAATTTTATTAGCTATGGTGCAGATGCAGGATTTACAAATGATCCCTCAACTTTAGTAAGTGTTTATATAAAAGATTATAATTTATATATTCAAGAGCATCTTTATAGGACAATGATGACAACTTTAGATATACATAATAAATTTAAAGAAGTTGGGATCCAAAGGCAACAGATTTATTTTGATTCTGCTGAACCTCGCCTAATAGCTGAATTAAGAAGAATGGGTTGGAACATCTTTCCAAGTTTAAAAGGAAAAGATTCTGTTAATGCCGGCATTGATCTTCTTAAGCGATACAAGATACATATAACCTCAGATTCAAAAAATGCTATTCAGGAGTTTAGAAACTATAAATGGAAACAAGATAGAACAGGTAATTTAATTAATATTCCTGAGGATAAAAATAATCACATTACAGATGCAGTGCGTTACGCAACTTATTCAATACTATCAAGACCTAACTTTGGAAGATATGCCATACAATAAACAATGTAAAAAATGCGATAATGATTACGTTTATATAGGCTCTGCTCAAAATGGTTTTATCTGGTTATGTAGAAAATGCAATTATTTAGAATGGGCGCCTGATCCTGACAGGACAAATTAAGTTTGTATATTAAATATATTATATATATATTTGTTATATCATTAATCAAAACTTAATAAAAATGAAACTAACTTTTGAAGAAAACTCAGCTTTAATAGATGTTGAATCAACATTAAAAATGTTATCTACTGCAGATAATTTAAGACCATACCAAAAAGAATGGGCAATAACATCTTATAAAAACATAACTAATTTTAGATTCCAACATTCTTAAAATGACAGATAAAAAAAAATTAGCTAATGCTATTGATTTAATAAAAGAATTAGAAAAACAATTAAAAGAAGCCAAAGAGTATAAGTTTGGCAAAACGACTTATATACACGAAACGCATAATTTATATTGTAGCGATGGACAAATGCATATAGGCTACGGAGAAAATAAATGGCTAATATATAATTCAGATCAATTATTTAAAGATCTTCCTTTTATAATTAATCAAGTTGTCAAAGAGAATAATAAAATGCAAAAAATGTATTTAGATGAAATAAAAAAAGAATTAAAACTATTATAATGGAATTAGTATCAAATTGTTGTGGAGCAAATCCATACTTAAATATAGAAACAGGAATGTGCGCAGATTGTAAAGAGCATTGTGAATTTATAAATATAGATTATGAAAGTAAATAGAGTTTATAAGACAGTTAGGCCAATGAGAAAATTTGGTAATTTAATAAAAGATATATTTAACCCTACTCAATCTGTTCATTTTTGGGTAAGAGTTAAAGAAAAAACTATTAGCAAAGAAGAAAAAGAAAACATTATATTTAGTGTGATAGAACTTTTAAACAACAGAATTAAAATAGATGAATAAAATACAAAACACTAAAGATCTTTCTTTTTATAGCAACTCAATACTATTTACTGAGCTTTTAAATAAAAAAGTTAATGATAATATAGATGACAAAGAGTTAGTTATAATGCAAGAATTATTAATAGACATATTCTTTTATGTAAACAATTTGCAAACTCATTATGCTAATTGCAAAATGATGAATAGTAAATACAGAGAGCAACGTAATGATGCTTTTTTAATAGCAGATGAATTAAGAGATGAAATAGAGTGGAATGAAAATAATGTTATTTAATTTGGTAGTTATATATTTTATATATATCTTTAAGTATTATTAACAATGAAGTTAATATTAAAACTTAACAAATGGAAAATTATACTATTGATTGTAATTATTATAACAAATCATTTAATAATATTGATGATTTAATTGATGACATAAGTTTATCAGGAATGGATCCAAATTATAATATTTTATTAAACGGAAAAAAAACAGGAGAACAAATAATTGATTTAATAAATTTTTAAAACTAAACAAATGGAACAAATATCAAATACAATAGAAGTTGAATACGAACATTTTTTATTAGAAGTAGATTATGATTGGAGAAAAGGACACGCAGGAGATTATTATAATGCTCCTGAGCCAAACGAAACAGATATTAATAAGGTAATAGTAATAGGTTATATAAATGATGATGGCAAGATCGAACATTTAGATACAAAGGTTAAATTTGAAATGTATGATTTATCAGAAAAACATATATTAGAAGAAATAGAATATGATGTTGAAAGTTTAATGTAATAATTTAGTTTGTTTTGTTTAAATTAGGTGCTTAGAAATAGGCACCTTTTTTTTTGATTAAATTTTATAAATAAATTCGTTATATAAGTATGGAATTAAAACTTAATATACCAACTAAGCTGAGTGAAATAACATTAAGGCAATATAAAAAGTTCATTGAGATAGGAAAAATAAATCAGGATCCAACTTTTATACAGGCTAAAATGATTGAGATCTTTTGTGGTGTTAGTCATAAATTCGCAACATTAATGAAATATAATGATGTTGAAGAAATCACAGGAGATATAAATAAATTATTATTACAACAGCCATCTTTAGTAACTACATTTAAATTAAATGGAATCGAATATGGTTTTATTCCTGATTTAGATAATATGACATTAGGCGAATATATTGATATTGATACTTATACAGGAGAATATGAAAATATTGAAGTTGCTATGAATGTTTTATATAGACCTATTATTAAAAAAATTAAAAACAAATACATAATAGAAGATTATAATCCAAAGAATAAAGATATTATGTTGGATATGCCAATGGACGCAGTCGTTAGTTCTTTATTTTTTTTTCTGAATTTAGGATTGGAGTTAACAGAAATTACCCTGAGTTATTTGAACAAACCTCAGAAAATCCACTCGGAGGAGTACAAAATTTTGCAAGAAAATATGGATGGTATCAGTCGCTTTTTGCCTTATCTGGAGGAGACATTATCAGAATTAAAAATATCACTAAATTAAATTTTCACGAATGTTTTTTAATGTTAGCATTTATGAAAGACAAAAACGAATTAGAACATCAACAAATGAAAAAAAATTTTAAATGAGCCAACAAGGAAGCAGAGCATTTTATCAAGTTACAGAAACTTTAAAAGCTCAATTATTAGATGATATAAATGTTAATACAGTTACAACAGGGGATATAACTCAAGTTGATTTACAAAAACAAACGATCTTTCCATTATCGCATATTATAATAAATAATGTAAGCCAAGAGGATGGTGTATTAAGATTTAATGTAAGCATCTTATCTATGGATATAGTAAACCAAAGCAAAGAGATAACAGCAGATTTATTTGAGGGAAATAATAATTTACAAGATATTTTAAATACACAACTATCAGTAGTAAATAAAGTTATTCAAGTCCTTAGAGGAGGCACATTACATCAAGATGCTTATCAATTAGATGGTAATCCTAATATAGAGCCTTTTTACGATAGGTTTGAGAACGAATTAGCAGGTTGGACTGCTTCTATGGATGTTTTAATATATAACGACATTAAAATCTGTTAATGGACTTTAAAGAGATAAATAAAATATTTAAAGACTTTGGTAATTATATGGTTACCGAAAGTCAAAAAAACTTAAAAACCTTTGGTAAAGGTAATGGGCCATTATATAACTCAATAAGCTATAAAGTAAAAGATGAGCCAAACAAAGTCATATTTGATTTTTATATGGAGGATTACGGCCTTTTTCAAGATCAAGGAGTTAAAGGAGCAGATCCAAAGAAATTAAGTCCAAATGCAAAATTAACAGGCCAACAAGCACCAAATTCTCCTTATAGATTCGGGAGCGGTGGATCCAAAGGATCTTGGAAAGATTTTGTAAGAAGTGTATCAAGTTGGGCGCAAATAAAAAATATTAGATTAAGACAATATACTTATAAAGATGGTAAAAAGAAATCTACAGGAAAATTTGCTAAAGGCAATTATGAATCTATTGGCCAAATTATAGCAAGCAACATTTATAATAGAGGATTAAAACCATCTTTTTTTTATACTAAACCTTTTAACTATGCGTTTGAAAATTTGCCTAAAGAACTATTTGATGGTTTTGCAGTTGATTTTATAGATGCAATAAAAACAGAAAAACAATAAAATGGCAGCAATAGCATTAAGAAGCCCACAATATAAATCATTATCAGCAGGAGCGAGTTCAGTTTATGCTTTATGCACAATTAAAATAGGTGGGGTTTTAAAATATACTTTAAGAAAAGAAGCAGTACCATCTCAAGTAGTAGTTTTTGAAATAGCAGAATTATGTAGAGATTTTTTAAACATTACCTTTGATGGAAGTTATACGGCTCAAACATTAACAATAGAAACTGAAATTAATTCTTATAATGTTTCAGGTGGTATTACGGCAAGCACTCAAGCAATAAATGACATAGGTTACGATGCTTATGGAACTTTTATGGAGGCAGCAAATCCTGTTGTACCTTTTGGCTCTCGACCAACTTGGCTATTAGGAGAAAACCCAAATCCAATTAATATAAATGATATTTTTTATATCTATGTACCTTATGATGTTTCAGGGCAAGTTCCTTATATAATTGCTAATGAAACAATGGGGTATCAATCTTATGGCTCAGCAGATTTAGATATTGTAGGCAGTCCTGCAGGAGTTAAAATGAATATAGTAAGAGTTGATTGCACAAAATATGGTCAAGGTCATAAAATAACTTTTGTTAATAAATTTGGTGCATTACAAGACTTATGGTTTTTCTTAAAATCAGTAAACACAACAACAAAAAGACAACAACAATTTCAAAGAAATATAATCAATGGAACTTCTTATGATGTTTTTACTCACACTAAACAAGTTTTTAATACGATAGCTAATACAAGTATATCTTTAAGTTCTGGCTATTATCCTGAATGGGCAAATCAATGGTTTGAGCAATTATTATTATCTGAGCAAGTTTGGTTAACAAGATTAGACCCTATTAATCCTTTATCTACTCAAGTCATTCCTGTAAATGTTAAAAAGAGTAGTATGATACAAAAAACATCTGTTAATGAAAGATTAATTGATTACACATTTGATTTCGATATGAGTTTTGATTATATAAATAATATTAGATAATGCAGAAACTACAATTATATGTAAATAATCAAAGAGTAGATTTATTTAAAGATGAACAGGTTTCATTTAATCAATCTATTCAAAACATAAAAGACCCTGCAAAGATATTTACAGAGTTTACACAAACATTTACTATACCAGCTTCTAAAACAAATAATATATTATTCCAACATTATTACAATTATGATATTGTTGATGGTTTCGATGCAAGAGATAAAGTAGATGCTTTAATCGAATTAAATAACATTACATTTCAACAAGGCTATGTAACATTAACAGGAACTGAATTAAAAAATAATCAAATTTATGCTTATAAAATAACATTCTTTGGCAAGACAGTAAATTTAAAAGATGTTTTAAGAGATGATAAATTAGCTGCATTAAGCACTTTAAATCAATATAGTTTAGATTATGATGCAACAAATATAAAAGCAAGGTTACAAGCCTCCTTAGGACCTATATTATGCCCATTAATAACATCAGGAGAAAGAAGGGGTGAATTTAATTTTTCAAGATTATATTATGATTCTCAAACATATCAAGGCAAAAATGATGGAAATCTATATTATCCAGGAGGAGGTGGTGGACATAGACACGGTGTTTATTGGGAAGATTTAAAATATGCTATTAGAGTTTATGAAGTTATAGAAGCTATACAAAGCACTTATGATATTGGTTTTACTGATGACTTTTTTAATACTAATAATTCAGAGTTTTATAATCTTTATTTATGGCTTCATCGAAAAAAAGGCGATGTACAACCTGCATCACAGATAACATTTTATCCGACCGAGGTAACAGGTTTTCCTATTTCATCACAAACTGAAACTACAATGTTAGGTGGTTCAGCTCTTGAAGTTTATAATTCTTGTAATCCTTATTCAGGTATTTCTTGTTTACCTAACGGCAATACATCTTTACCAACAATACAAACTGAATTAGTTTTTATAAGGCAAGACTCTAATCCAACTCCTTATAATA